CCCGAACCACTGAATGATGTACCTCTGTCAAGTTTTACATCCATTTCTACAACGATATATTTTTCATTACCGATATTCGCATTGTAGAAACCACCGATTGTACCACCGATCTGTGATGTTCCTGTATTTTTAAACTGAATACTGTAACCACCGTTAAGTGTGCTTGTTACTTTAGTAGGGGCAGGAGAACTATTCCAAACTGCAATTCCATCAGGCCATGCACTCGTCCACTTACTAAAGATTGGATTGTGAACAAAAGAACCAATTCCAGAAGAAGTTGAAACAGCATTGTTTTGAGCTGCGTCGGCTTTAGTTTGTGCGCCTGTTGGAGTTTCTTTTGTTGTTGGGTCGAAGCCTGCGTCAAATGTTGTGCCTGTTCCAATCTTAATTCTAGCTGTGTCGATGTAGCCTGACTTGATAACAGAAGCGTCAAGAGTTGAAATATGAGCAGTAGTTATTTGAGCATTACCAATCTTGGCTGAGGTAATTTCCCCATCAATAATTTTAGCACCTGTCAAAGTTGCGTTCATTATCTTAGCACCTTGAATCGTTGCGTCAGCTATCAAAGCATTGGTTATCGTACCTCCTACAATGTTTGAGCCTGTGATCGTAGCCAGTGCAATGTTACCACCTGAGATAGTTGCGTTTGCTATTTTTGCTCCTGTGATTTGAGCATTACCTATCTTTGCATTGGTTATATTAGCGTCAATTATTTGTGCTGTGCCAATGGCAGCATTAGCAATTACACCACTTTGGGCAGTAATTGTGCCTACAGCTAGTTTGTCGGCTGTTAGTGACCTGGTAACGATGTTTTCAGCTATTACAGAATCTACAGCTAAGACACGATTATCTATTGAGTTGTCAGTGATTTTTGTATTGGTGATACTACCATCCGTTATTCCTTCGGAGTACACACCATTTTCATCGTAGAGGATAGTGGTTCCGTCGGCTCCACGTACACGCAAACCATAAACAGAACCATCACCCTCAACATCACCGAGGGAAACACGCTCTTGCTGTACTGTTGCATTATCGAATACTTGAACACGATTACCCATAATACGCAAGTATCCACCGACACCAGATATGGTAATTTTACTTGTGCTTAAAGTACCTGATGTGATTTTATCTGCTATTAAATCAAGTATCTTAGCTGATGAAATACTAGCGTCCTGGATATTGGCTGTACCGATGATGGCTGTTCCTAGGTGAGCTGTAGTGATTGCAGAGTTACCGATTTTTGCAGAAGTGATCGAAGCGTCAACGATGTGAGCTGTTCCGATTTGAGCCGAACCTATCTTAGCTGCTGAAATTTGGGCATCCCCTATTTTAGCTGTTGTAATTTGAGCGTCACCGATCTTAGCTGTTGTCACAGCTAAATCTTTTATTTTCCCACTGTCTACAGCTAAATTGGCTATCAAGGCTGTTGTCACAGCTAAGTTTTGAATCTTAGCACTAGAGATAGAAGCGTCCTTTATCTTTGCATTGTCCACAGATAAACTCGCTATTTTTGCATTGGTGATACTTCCATCAATGATATGTGCTTGGTCGATTGAAGCACTTGCTATTTTTGCTCCAATAATTTGAGCGTCTTGAATTTTTGCAGTTGTGATAGCTGCGTCGGAAATGAGGGCATTGGTAATTTGAGCAGTTCCTATTTTTGCAGTAGTAATCGAAGCGTCTCTTATGAGGGCAGTAGTAATCGAAGCGTTAACGATGTTTGCTGTGTCAATGGTAGCCAGGGCAATTTTTGCCCCGGTTATTGTTGCGTCCTTGATGTTTATATTGTCAATCGTACCACTCTTGATATGAATACCCTCAAGAGTAGTGTTTTTTATGTGTCCACCTTCTATAACTGCGTTGCCTATATGCGCTGTTTCGATTACTGCTCTACCGATGTGTGCATTGGAAATGGCAGCGTCCATAATGTGAGCACTACCTATTGATGCTTCTCGGATGATGGCACTTGTTACAGCACCTTCGGCAAGCTTTTCAGAAGTTACAGAAGCATTGTCAAGTTCAAATCTTGAAATCGCGGCTTTCAAGTCTGATGTTACTTTATCTAAATACTGTTGTTTCGTGTAATCATCGACCTTTGGCGGTATATAATACATACTGGTCATGCTGAACCTCCTATGGTTTTTTCGTCTTGTAGATAAATGCTAGTCCAACAAAAGTGATAGACTTAGCTTCTTTGTGCTTTAATCGAAGTTTTAAATAATGTCCTTTGCCTGCTACCTTCACTTTGTAAATGTCAGTCAATTCCTCTTTAGGAGAATCGGCATTTTTAGTAGTTGCTAGGATACTGATAGCACCTGTGTAAACCTTGCTATCATCAACAAAAATCTCGACACTAGCATTAGTTGCTACTGGCTGATCTGCAAGAATTATTTGCGCTTCTTTAATTTTCTTAGGGTGATAAGGTTCTCCAAATGAATAGCCTTTTGTTTCAATTTCCATATCGTAAACCTCAGCAAAGTCAGTATAAACACCAGGAATAAATTCAACAGTGGTTCCATTTTCTTGCTGTCCGAGTAGGACTCCATCTATTGTGAATAGAGTGGATAAGTTCATGTATGATGATGTGTCCATAGTCCACGCATTGGCAAGGTAGTAAAACCTCATTCGACGCTTTATAGAAGGGTAAACAATATGATACTGATTATCATGAATAGCTGAACACGCTTCTACATCGTAGATAGCTGTCATATCAGATACCCCTTGGTCAATACGTTGAACATTCATGTTTGATTCTGTGAAAGTATTGCTTTTAAGCTGATAAATACCGTCTTTGGATAGGAAGATTAAAGTGTTTGCTACAGCTTGAACCGACTTTGGAGCTATACAGCCGACAGCAGCATTAACCATTTGTCTTGACCAAGAGGAGGGAGCCTTACCTAAAAGGGTTTGGATAGTGGAGTTTGTGAATACAACAAGTGAATCTCTATAACGTGCGATAGTTGAAATTCCTTCTTTACGGTCATTCTCAAAACGGATGGTATTTGAAAGTGGAAAGTATTCAAAGTTTTGAACATCGGACCCGTAAAGCACATCTGTTTCGACCGGATCACCGTACAAGTAAAGTCTTTCCCAATAAACAAATATCTGGTTGCATTGATTGATAGTAGGGGAGTGGAAACCTTCATCGGTTGCGTCCTTAGTAGACTTGATAAGATACTTAGGAATGATGTACGTTTCAATAACAACCTCACTACCAACTTTTCGCATTTCGACCTTAACTTGAATTATACCTTCGTAACCTGTTGAAAACATTAGTGTATCGCTGGTAGTCCAATCAGTATGAAGTGTCCAATCCTGGTCTTTGTCTGTTTCTTTTTTCCATGAGTATTTAAACTCTAGGGTGTCGGTTGGTGCTTTGGTGTAGTAAGCTGTTACTCTTATAAGCTGATTCACTAGGCCATACTTAGCATGACGATACTTAGGTGTAGTACCCTCGTAATATTCTTCTTCCATCTTCACACCTTGTATTTTAGGAACTGTAGAAACACCATTTTGTATAAATGTCTCAGGACTCTCAGCAAGCCCATTTAAGCCTACATAAAGTGCTTCTAGTGGTGTTGGTGCGTAAGGAGTAACAACGCTGAATGTAGTACCGTCAAAGGTCACTAGCTTTGTTCCTGTTGCAATATACATCTTGTCCTTATATTGGACTGCGTTCATTTCTCTTGTGGTCTGTAATTGACCTACTCCTGTGATCGTTTTCTTCACACCATCAACATACAAGTAACCATTCTTGGCTACAATATCGTTAATACTGCCATCGGCTTTGAAGTATCTGAAAAAACCTTGTGTCTTTGCGCCTGCTTCAACGGTGTCATAATATCTTTTTGGTTGCATACCGTATCTGCGTTGAATTGTTCCACGCTCGGCAATATCAGCATTGAGGATATAAGGCAATTCCTTTTCTGATAGGGTTTCATTGGCTGCCTTGGTGTTCAATCCATCTTGAAAGTTTTGGTATGCGTCCATAAGTTTGATATAGCTTGAAGGGTACATATTTTGTCTAGCCATGTTCTACCTCCTTATACTGTGAATGGGTCATTTGATGAACCACCACGAGACCAATCACCTGTATTTGGGTTTCCAGTGTAATCAGGAGCATAACTGTGTTGTGACTCCGTATCGACATACAATTCTGGAATTGTGTAACGCATTTGGAAAAGGTTTAAATTGATTTGAAATTCTGAAAAGAATTGGTCAAATTCAAACTTAGAAGCGTCAATTTGTTTGATTCGTGCTGAAATGAATGGTACAAATAGAGCGATTTGCCATTTCTCAGGCATTGGTAAAACTATAGCTGTATCTGCTGTTTTGTAAGTTGGGTAAATTGCGCCACATTCAATGTTAATTCGAGCGATACAATCATTGATGAATTTAACACCTGTTGCGAAATCAATATCCTCGTCTGTGACTGAGTTAGCTTGTTCCAAAAGCTCTAGTAATGTCATAAAATGACCTCCTTAAAATAGAAAAAAGAGAAGGGAATCAAGTCCCTTCCCTCTTAGGAAAAATTAGGTTGTTAAGTTATTCAAGTATTCTCTTAAGTGATCGGCGAAAGCTGTAGGAATTTCTTGAGTCGAACCATCCACAGGTAACACGATACACGCTCCGTTAATACAGATTGGTAAAGTATCACCAATGAATCTACCGTAGGACTTAGGAATTGATACCTTAACTTTCACTTCGTCAGCTAAAAGTTGAGCAGCAGCTTTGATTTCTGCATTTAATTCTAAATCAGAAACTTTTTTACCTTCTGCTATTGTCTTAGTTGTATTTGCCATTAATAAATTCCTCTCCTTTCAATCAATCTAGTAAGTTATTAGCCTTGTGTTGGTACACACTCGTAACGAGCGATTGCAGTTTCGTCAAGACGCTTAGCAACGAAAGCATTAACTTTCCAAGCCATTGTCTGTCTTTGAGAAAGTGGATCAGCAGTACCAGAAGAACCAAGTGGTTTAACGATAGTTTTGATATCGCCTTCGCCTGCAATGTTTACAGTTCCGTAAGCTTGATTTCCAAGTACGATAGCTGCATGAACGTTAGCGCCAGTAGCACCAGCACCAGGGAAATCTTTTGCATTTACTTGCTCAACGAAAGTGATTCCGTAAGCTTTACCAACTTCGTTTTCCATAAGTGGCTTGTTTGTGTTACCGTAGTCCATGATTTTGATGAAATCTGGGTCGTCTAAAAGGTCAAATGCGATTGCAGGAGAAACGATAGCAACGTATTGTCCGTTTTGAGCAGGTTTTACGTGGTTTTTCTTCATTGAAAGAACGATTTTACGGAAGTCTTTAAGAGTCGGCTTGTCGCCTGCTGCTAAAGTTGCACGAGAAGCTTTTGCGTTAGCGTAGAATACGTTTGAACCGGCTGCTAATTCGTCACGAGTTAACACATCAAGTGTTTCGTTAGCTTGGTTAGCTTGCTCTAATGCGTACTCTTTAAGGATTGGGTCAACCATTTGGAAATCAACAACATCAGTGAACTCCATAAAAGAACCATATTGCTTAGTCGTTGCAGAGATTGCAGAAATTGTCGCATTTTCTGAGCTCGGCGTAACTCCTTCTGTTAATGGAGTAGTCGCAACGTTTAATTTACCGATTTTACGGAAATTGATAGTGTCACCAGATTTTTTAGGCATAGGGCGAACCTGTGCTAATTGACGGTGATAAAATGTTTTTTGACGACGAACTTCCAACAAAACTTTGTCATAAAATGCTTGTGGCTTAGTCGCTAATGCGCCTGTGCCAGTGTTTACTGTGCCAGTTGTATTTAATGCCATGTGATTTTTTCACTCCTAGAGGTTTTATAGTGGGGTAAATCGTGGTAAATCGAGGTTAAATAATGCCTTGTTCACGTAGGAATGATTGAACATCATCGTCTACAGATGGGGCAGAGGTATTTCCAGAACCACCATGAGGAACGGTAGCCTTTTTCATGCGTTCTTGCTTAGAAGCAAGTTCCTTTTGTCGTGCTGCTTTCACCTGTTGCTCAACTAACTTATCGAAGTTAGCTGCCTTGTAAACAGACTCAAACTTGACATTAGGGTTGAAAACATCAAGTCCGTTGGTGATCGAAAATTCAATCGTGTTCTTAATGTCCTCGTCTGTAAGGTCGTACTTGTCTTTGACACTTGCGACTTGTGAATTAAACTGTTGGCGCACATTGTTTTCTTTCAATGCTGTAAGTTCGGCTTCCATATCTCTCTGTTTTTGGAGAAATTCAACCGGAACATTTTGCTTTTTAGCTTCTTCTGCAAGTCTGCTTTGCTCAAATTGCTTTATTAATTCATCCTTAGAGATACCATTTTGGGTAGCTATCTGGTCAATTAAATCTGCGGAGCGTTTCGCTTCATCAAGTTGTTGTTGAAGTTGAGCGACCTGACGCTGATAGACTTCGTTTTCATTGCTATTAAGTTGGTTGTCTTCATTGTCAGATTCCGATTCGTTGTCGTTGTCGGGATCTTCTTCTGTGTCGTCCTGGTCGATTTCATCGTCCGTTTCTTCATCAGCTTCAAGACCGTCTTCGTTATCGGAGTCAACTTCTTCATCACTCTCAATTTCTTGCTCGTCGGCTTCATTTTCAGCACTTTCATCTGATTCCTCAGTGAAGTCGGCTTCAAATTCAGCTTCTAAGGCTTCTAAATCAAACTCGTTTTCCATTTGTTTTCCTCCTTCTCTCTTTTTGCTCCTTGTTCAAGAGCGAGCATATTATATAACCCTCAGAACATTATTTCAATATAATATTCATGGTAATTATTAGGAGAAAACCCAGTCTTATTGACTAGGCTTTCCTTGTCTCATTGACATTGCACTATTACCAGAGCTATCGGCTGTTGAGCCTATGCCACCTTGTTCAAACTGCATGAACATTTCATCGGCTTTAGCTTTTAAAGCTTCTTCTGACGCACCAAGCTTGATACCTTCGGCAAGCTGCATAGCTACGGTGTAAGCTTCTTCGATCTTGTTACGTGCTTCTTCCATATCCATTCGCTTAATGATTGAGTCACTATCAACAAATTCAGACATTTTGATATACTCTTGAGGAGTGATAACAGCAGGCTTGAAGTCATACTGTCCTTGGATTGTAAGAAGTTTTTCTGCTTCTTTTTGCTCTCTCATACGTGAGATAGGGGCCTGTGCTGAAACATTAATCTCAAAGTCGAAATCTAATTCAGCAAAGTCTTGACCTACGAAAGAGATAAATTCCATACGGTCTTGAGGGTTTTTCTGCTCCGGCTTATCAATTCTGATTACTCTTTCATCGGTGTAAAATTCAGTGATGAAACCTAATAGAAGTCTTGATAATTCCTCAACATATATTTCAACATCATACATTTGGTCTCTATCACGAAGGGTTGAACGCTCGATTAAGCTGTCAACACCACTGGAAGTTTGAAGTGATCCAACAGACTGACCCATGTAAGATTCTGAAAGTCCTGTAATTTCTCTGATATTTGCACGAGCATTTTCAAGGAGATTAAAAAGGGATTGAGGGATAGCAGGAGGGTTCTGCCAAGTCATTGCTAATGATGGTTGTCCATTTGCCACGAATACATGACCATGAGCATTACCGTACTTAGCAACTTCACGAGGGTTAATTCCAGATTCTTTAGAAACGATTTTTTGAGGGTTTTGTAGGAGTAAACCGATGGTAGCGATAATTGACTCGATTTTATTGATAAGCTTTTGATTATCTAAAATAAATTCGCAAGTCGATTTCGCCCAGAAGGATTGTCGTTGAGCAAAGTCATGCAGCACTACGAAAGGATAGCGATTTGGTTTAATCTGCTCGATTGTATGAAGGTGTATTCCTCCGGCAATATAGGTAACTGAGTAGTTAAAGCCACCTTCACCGTTAGGAGT